GTACTTGGAGCGTGCCCGGGGGTTTTCGTAGGGGGGGTCTGATCACCGTTCCCGCCCCTGCCGCGCCCCTGGTTCCTGGCCCCTTCAACCTCGGAATCCGCCCCCCAAAAAATATTTTTGGTTCAGGGGTTGACCCACTATGGACGACTGTCTATAGTGGGGAGAGAAGAGAACGACACCCCGAACCTGAGGAGACGAACGATGAACGCATCCAACAACGTCTGGGCTGAAATGAAGGTGGACCTGATGCTCAAACAACTGAAGGCCAGCGGTTTCTTTGCCGAGGGCATTGCGGAAGCAAAGCACCTCCAGAGCACCTACGGCTACGTCTGGGACGTTGCCCTCAAAATCTCTTGCGACTACTGGTGCCGCTGACCACTTGGTGCTCCGTGGCAATTCTGCTGCGGGGCTTTCTTCCACAAGCCAAAAGGAACGAACGATGAACGCCCAGATGATAAAGGTTTACCGCAATGAACTGGAGCCCGGCACTCACATCTGCCGCAAGGCAGTTGGCCGCGAGCTGATTGCGGAACTTGTCCTCCCATTTGACGATTGCTCTGAGGTTCGAGGCGACTGGGGGTGCTGGTCACCGGTGGTGACGATTCAAGCGGTGTCGCGGACTCTTCGCCGCCTCAACGTCCTCCCGTTCTACAGCGGACCCAACGAAGAGTTCGTGGTGAGCATTGCGGACGTTCCTGCTTGACCCGGCCCCATACCCTCGCCCGGCGGCAATTCGGCCCCGGGCCACGAACTGGAGAACGACCTGTGAGCGACGACAACAGCACCGAACTGTTCCGCATGAGCCAAGAGCAGGAGGACCGCATCCGGGCCGCGGCGATGGCCGCAGGTCACCCGAGCCTGCGGGAGGGCCTCAACTCGGTTGGGTTTGGCTCTGGAGTTTGGGGCTGGACGGTGGCGATGGCCCTCGAGCACTTTTCCGGCCCGATGGAGGAGAGGACTGTGATTGAAGGAGAGCCCGACTGAGCCTCCGGAAAAATCTTTTCTCACCCCGTTGACGGACTATGGACGATTGTCTATATTGGATCAAGACGAGAACGAAGCCACCCCGAGGAACGAACGATGAACGCCTTCAAGATCATCGGTGCTGACGACGAGGGGAAATGCGAGCACTGCGGTGCCAACTGCCCGAAGCGTCGCGTTCTGGTCGAGACGGAGAACGGAGTTGAGTCCTGGGGCGTCATCTGTGCCAGCAAGATTCGCGGCAACCGTGGCAACGCGACCGACGTGAAGATTCTGGCAAAGTTCGCCGATTTTGTGTCCGCCATGCGTGCTGCCGTGGTCGCTGGTGCTTCAGACTCCGATCTCCGCCGCATCAACCGCAACAACTTTCCGACCGAATACCGCGGAAACGAGATTCGCCTCTGGGCTGACGCGGGGAACCGCCCGGCCGACGCGGTCATAGTTATCGCCTGACCCGCCCCACCCGCCCGGCATTCGCCGGGCGGGCCACCACCAAGGAAAAGGAACGACACGATGGCAAACATGATGCACCGGCCCTGTTTGTACGATGATCCGGCCACGGCCTGGTTCATGTCGCAAAGCAAAGCCGCTTTGGCGGACATGCTCACCGATGTCATGCGGCGAGAAAGCGATTGCTGCGACGACCCGGCAACAGCGGAGGCTGCCGAGACTGCGTTCGGCCGTGTGCTCGACGAGCGGAAGGGGTTGCGAGGGGCATCTAAGCGGCTGCCTGGGCGACGCAACGCATGACCCGCATCAACACCACCGACTACGTCCGGCCGTCCACCGCGGCCACGCTCGCAGGCGTGAGCCGCGCTCTGGCCTACCGGTTGATCGCGGCCGGGACGGTCCCGTCCGTCGAGATCGACGGCACCGTGTTCGTCCACCGGAGCGACGTTGCGAAAATTGTGGCCGCTCCGGGGATGGGCAGGCCGAAGGGAAGCAGCCCGAAGAAGCGGAAGCGCAAGCCCCGAGTCACGCCCCCGGCATCAACTCCCGGGGAAGACGGCGGTTGACGCCGAGGATCTCCTGGTCGAGGTAGTTGACCGCGGCAACCCGCGACCCCGGCCGGTGGCCGAGGAACGCCGTGGCCGATCCGGCTTCCGCGAGTTCGACGTCGGTGGCTGACCCCCGCCGCAACCACTTCCACGTCCCCCGCCGGATGCCCGCCAGCCGGACGAGGTGGGCGACCTGCTGGCTGAAGGTTTCGTGGGATCCTGTCCACGGCAGCAGGACTTCCCGGGGGCAGTCCCAGACCGTCTGCCGCGCCAGGGCCCAGGTGGACGGCGACAGCCGGCAGAGGAGCGGCCGGCGAACCTTCGACTGGCAGAGCCGCCCCAGCCCGCCCTCGGTGATCTGATCGACCCGGAGGGCCGTCAGGTCGCCCCAACGAAGGCCTGTGTCCCACGCGACCCGCACGGCCAGGGCGAACCACGCTGACCGCCTGAGGCCGCAGGGGTGCCACCGCTGAAGGCGTGAGCAGGCTGCCAGCAACCGCTCGGCCTCGGCATGCGTCCAGGCCACGGGATCCGGCTGGGGGACGCGGACGCTCCGCACTCGGCGCAGCGGCGGGGGACAAAGCCCGTCGTCGGCCGCGGATCGCCAGAGCAGCATGACCTGCACGCGCTTTGCCCGCACGGTTGATGGGGCACGGCTGGCGGACAGATCCCGAAGCCACGCGGACACCCGGAGCGGATCGAGCTCGAGCAGCGGCACCGGGCCTCCGCTCCACCGCTCAAAGAGCCGCACGGAGATTTCGTACTGGCGTTGCGTCTCTGGCCGGATTTCGTGCTGGAGGGCGTAAACGTCCGCGAGGTAGGCGGACAGGGTCAGCGGGCTGGACACGTTGGATGCTCCTTGGTGTAGGCATCCGTGCCCGTTGGTTCTCCCTCGCTCCTACTACGCGCAGGGCAGAACGGGGGCGCTACCCCCCTGGGAAGGGGATAAAGCATCGGTCTACGGAACCGAAGGTTGCTGGTTCGAGCCCAGCGGGGTGTATTCCTTTGAACAGTACCCAGGTTTCCAACGGGAAACCACGGAGGGCCCACAGATGGCACGCCACGCGGTCGAAAGTTCTCCCGGGGGAACCACGGTCGGGAGCGAGTTGGTCAGCGTCCAGCAGGCCGCGGCGGCGCTGGGATGCACGCCGGTGTGGGTTCTCAAGCTGCTGAAAAACGGCGGGCTGATGGGCCGAATGATTACGCCCCGGTCGTGGATGGTCACGAAAAAATCGGTGGCCGAAAACCTTCAGGAGCACCGGACGCGGGATCGGAAGCGCGCCGGCCGTCCGCGATCGAATCCCCCTGGAATCTCCGCGGTGCCGAAGTTCGACCGGATCAGCCACGACCCGAAGGTGTTTGCCGGCGAGGCCTGCATCAAGGGCACGCGAATCAGGGTCGCGGCCCTAGCGGCGCTCGTCGCGCGCGGCGTGTCTGAGCGGGAGCTGCTCGACCTGCACGCCGATCTGACGCCCGAGGACGTCCGCCAGGCCGTCCGGTATTCGCGCGCGTAACCGGGGCCGATTGTTCTTGCGAAGAAATCGAGGGTACGATGGAGGAGAACGGATCAAAGGCAGGTGACGAAGTGATCTACATCAGCAGTCGTGAGGCGGCCCGGCGACTTGGCGTGTCGCCAATCACGGTGTCCCGCGTGAGCCGAAAGCACGGCGTCGGCATCTTTGTGGAGGGCGGCCGGTTTGCGGCCCTCGACGCGAAAGAGCTTGGGCGCCTGCGGTCCCTGATACGAGCGACCCCGGGAAATCCAGATTGGATTGCTGCCACGGGGACAGGGAAGCGTCCCGGGAAGCGGAAGCGGTCGCGGCCAAAATCGGCCTGAACCCTCGTTTTTCCCTGGAAAACAGGCCTCGAAAAAATCTTCCACGCCCCCTATTGCAGACTTCTAAACAGTAGGGTACATTGGTCACATGACGCGGCGGACACCGCGGGTAGGAAACGACCAGGGGAACGAACGATGCAGATCAACGTTACGGAAGTCAGCCGGATCGAGAGCAACGGGCTCGAGCTGGTGTTTGTGACGATGGACGCCGGCAAGCATCAGGCCGCAGTGATTGTTGCGACCGGCACTTCCCGCTATGTCCGCGTGACGGTAAAGAACGCCGCTCACAAGGCCTGGAGAGGGCTTGGAAAGCGGTTTCCGAACCTTGCCGCTGCGACCGATGCCTACAAGACTGACGCTATCCGCCAGATGATTTTCACGGCCTGCGAGATCGCAGCGGCCCCGGCCTGACCCCCAGCCTCCCTGCCCGGAGGCAATCCCGCCCCGGGCCCACCGACCAAGGAACGAACGATGAGCAACCTCGAAAACGCCAAGCGGCTTGCAGCGACTGACGGAGCCAAGAAGTTCTGGCACGTGCGAGAGATTGGCGGCTGCCACTACGTCGAGGCGGATCGGCTTGCCCAATGCAGCGTTGCCAAGCCCCGCAGCCGGATCGTGACTGACGACCACGCGATTGAGAGGGCCCGAAAGGCTGGAGTGATTTGCGCTGATGACGGGCTGATTGCGGTTGCCTGATAGGTCTGACAACTAAACCGCCGCGAGGCCCGGCAAAGCCTGTGAACGCTGGGCCGGCAGACGATAGTTCCGACAACCAAACTTTGTCCGATGCCGCGGGGCCGGGTTTCTACCGTTCCCCCCTGCCCCGCGGCTTTTTTCAACGGAACGGATTCCGAGGAGACGACGCATGGAGAGCGAAGCGATGGCCGGCGATGCGGAAGCGGCCGGCGCGATTGCGGGCATGATCGAGACGTATGGCGTGGCGGTGCCCACTGACGCCCGGGTGTTCACGATCTACGTGAATCCCGTCTGCTCTGCAGAAGGCAGCCAGTACACGATCCACGAGTACCAGTGCCTTGGGCTTCTTCCTGGCAACCTTGCTGCCCTTCGGTTTGTCCACGGCGGCAAGCCTCACGGCAGCATTTTCTTCCACCACACGCGAAGCGCTGGCTCGCTCTACCACAGCCGACGCGAGGCGGTTGATGCGGTTGCTGCGGCGCTCGACGCCAAGTGGCAGGCCCTCGGGGCGCAGATCAACACGCTCCGCGACTTGTCCGGCCGTCTTGCTTCGGTTGTTCCGCAGGTGGAGGACATCGCTTGAACGGCACCCTCCGGCTCGATGTGACTGACGAAGACGACGTGCTCGGCCTGGGCTGCGCGGTGATTGCTGTGGAGGTGGCTTACACCATTCTCCGCGGCGATCCGGGGTGCCGGCGAGATGCGAACGGCGACGGGTGGCCCCCTGAGCCTGATTCCGTGGAGGTGCTGGGCACGCGGGTGCTGCACGTCACGGCCGCAGACGCGCTGCCCAACGTACGGCTGTTCCCTGCGGTCTGGGACCGCGTTGCCGGGTTCGTCGATGGCCACGTGCACGACACGGCCGCAGAGATTGAGACGAGCATCCTCGAAGAGGCACAGGCCGCCGCGGAGGACCGTCATGGTTGACCGGCCCGATCTTTCAACGTTTCACCGGATGGAGCTGCTGGCGCTCGAGGCCAAGATGTTCCCCGCGACTGCCCAGCGGAACCTTCGGCAGATTTTGACGCTCGCGCTTGGCGAGCAACGGAGGATCAGAGAGGCCCGCGGGGCGATTCAGCCACGCATCACCAGGGGGACGCGATGAGCATGACGACTGACCGACAGGCGTGGTTGGCGCGGCGACGGGCGGGGATCGGCGGCAGCGACGTTGCCGGGATCCTCGGGCTTTTCCGCTGGCGGACGCCGTTGGATGTCTACCTCGACAAGACCGGGCAATCCGATCCGACGCCCGACAACGAGCCGATGCTGTGGGGGAGACTCCTCGAACCGCTGGTGATTGCCGAGTTTTCTCGCCGGCATGGGATCACGGTCGACGGGCTGACAGGAGTGTTGGAGCATCCCGAGCACCCCTTCATGCTGGCCAGCCTCGACGGCTGGGCGCCGGACCTGAAAGCGGTCGTAGAGGCGAAGACGGCCCGCACGGCGGACGGCTGGGGCGAGCCAGGGAGCGACGAAATCCCGGCCTACTATCAGACTCAGGTTGCCCACTACATGGCCGTCACCGGGGCCCAGATGGCGTTCATCCCGGTGCTGATTGGTGCTTCGGACTTCCGCGTCTATCAGGTAGAGCGCGACGAAGACTTCATTGCTGATTTGATTGAGGCCGAGCGGGCTTTTTGGTTCGACCACGTGCTGGCCAACGTGCCCCCCGATCCGGTCAACGCTGCCGACGCGGCCCGGCTGTGGTCCCGCGACAACGGCACGACCCTCGAGGTGCCGCCGGAAATTGCCGACGACGTTGACGAACTCCGGGCCCTCCGAGCCGACGCGAAGGATCTGGAGGAGCGGATCGAATCCATCGAGGAGCGGCTCAAGGTCATGTTTCGCGATGCCGCGGAGATTGCGACCGGCGGCCGGACGCTGGCGACGTTCAAGCACCAGACGCGGCGGGGGCTTGACGCGAAGGCCCTGACCGCGGCCCACCCCGAGATCGCGGAAGCCTTCCGCACCGAGACGACATTCCGAGTTCTACGCCTCAAGTGATCCCCTGCCCCGACACCAAACGGAGTCCTGCCATGAGCACGACCATGACGACGACGATTGACGACGAGCCGACGAGCACCGCGTTGAACCCTTTTTCGGGCTCTGTGGCCGACGCCCGTGGTGGCGCCGCAGCCGAGACGGAATCGCAACGGGCGATTGCCGAAGTGAAAGCCGCTCTGATTTCTGCGAAGCAGTTTCCCCGCGACCAACTGGCTGCGACCGAGCGGATCCTGTCGGCGTGTTGCCGGCCGACTCTGGCCGAGTCCGCTGTCTACTCCTACACCCGAGGCGGCGCCGAAGTGACAGGCCCTTCGATCCGACTTGCCGAGGCGATCGCGCAGGCCTGGGGGAACCTCCAGTTTGGCATCCGTGAGCTTTCCCAGAGCGGCGGCAAGAGCACCGTCGAGGCCTTTTGTTGGGATGTCGAAACCAACACACGGCAGGTGAAGGTGTTTGAGGTTCCGCACATCCGGCACACCCGCCAGGGGGCGAAGCTGCTGACAGACCCTCGCGACGTCTACGAGCTGGTTGCCAACCAGGGGGCCCGCCGACTCCGGGCCTGCATCCTTGGCGTGGTGCCGGGGGACGTTGTGGACGCGGCCCTGTCGCAGTGTGAAGCCACGCTGCGAACGAAGGTGGACGTTACCCCTGAGGGGATCAAAGCCCTTCTGGGGGCGTTTTCGGAGATCGGCGTCACGGCCGATCAGGTGGCGCAGAAGTTGGGCCACCGGGCCGACTCGATTGTGCCCGCCGAGGTGGTGCGGCTGCGGAAGATTTATCGCGGGATTAAGGACGGGTACTCGACGGTGGAAGCCGAGTTTCCCCGGGCCGACGGCGATGCCCCGGTGAGGAGTGCGGCCGTGACTGCGGCGGCATCTGCGGCAGCGGCGAAGGCTGGCAGGAGGCCTGCACACAAGCCGGCGGCCCCGGTCAGCGAGGAGGACCGCGGAGATGCCTTTGAGCCCGACGTGGCGGCGACCGAGGGCGGCATCAACTGAAGGACGGGCCGCGGCCGGAGGCCGGGGCAGGGAGCCCGCGGAGCGGGTTTGCAAGGACGGCGCTCGTCGGTGGTGGAACCGCCGGCGGGACTTTCGACAACCGAACAACCAACCAACGAAAGGGATGGCATGGCAACGACGAGCAACGACGGTAATGGGCTTCCAGACCCGAGCGATCCGATGGCCGTCTGGGACGACCTGAAGGCCGTCTGGGAGTCGCTCGACATCGACGACGCGGACGCCGTCGAAGAGTGGGCTACCTGCGTCCTGAATGAGGGCGAGCAGCAGGCCAAGCGGCTGACGGAGGCCCTGGCAGACCGCGTGGCATGACTCATCAGGGCCGCCCTAACCCGCTGCTCACGACAGCGGAATGGGCCTCCCGTCCTGGGGCCGCTGCAATCATCGGCGGTATGGGCGCGTCAGCCGGAGGAGCGCAGCGGGTTTTGCATCCGTTTACCGCAATCACCGGCGACCGCTGGGCACCGCTTTCCTCGGAGGCAGCAGCGGCAACCACTCTCGGTACTGGACCGGGCGCCGATCGACGCGGCGGGGGTGGGATGGACAGTAACACCCGGCGGCGGGCGGGGATCTAACCAACACCAGACTCGCGTCTGGCTCGGGAAGGCCACGGAAAAAACCGCCCGCCGTCGGGGTATTGTCAGCCGGTAAATACATAGACGTACGTGTTGTTATGGAGAGAAACGTGATTAAGGAGACGGCCGATGATAAGGGTTTGCAATCGGTGCAACCACGAAAAAAGCGTTTGCGTAACGCTGTGCGAGAGGTGCAGTTGTCCGGAGTTTCGGATCGGCAGGCGTCCGACCGTTACACGAACTTCCTTGCCACGAAAGCCCAGGTTGACGGGGACCACGGATTTGACCCCGAGTTCCTGCCCGACTGGATGTTTGACTACCAGCGGGCGCTCGTAACGTGGGCGTGTCGAAAGGGACGGGCTGCGATGTTTGCCGACTGCGGGATGGGTAAGACTCCGATGCAGCTTGTCTGGGCGGAGAATGTCCGCAAGTCGACTGGCAAGCCGGTGTTGATTCTGACCCCGCTGGCGGTGAGCTATCAGACCGTTGGAGAGGCGAAGCGTTTTGGAATCGAGGCGGAGAGGGCAGTTAAAGGGAAACCAAACTCCTCGATTGTTGTCACGAACTACGAGCGGCTACACAATTTCAGCCAGGGAGACTTTGGGGGAATTGTCTGTGACGAGTCGAGCATCCTTAAAAACTTCGACGGACAAACTAAGGCGGCGGTAACGGAGTTTATGCGGACGATCCCGTATCGCCTGCTGTGCACCGCGACAGCGGCCCCGAACGATTACCACGAGCTCGGGACGAGCAGCGAAGCCCTTGGATACCTTGGCTACCAGGACATGCTTTCTCGGTTTTTCAAGGAAGACGTGATTAAGGATTATCTCGGCTGGGGAAGGAAGAGCTACCGATTCCGTGGTCATGCAGAGGAGCAGTTTTGGAGATGGGTTTGCTCTTGGTCGAGGGCGTGTCGTAAGCCAAGCGATCTCGGTTTTGAGGATGGAAAGTTGGTTCTCCCGCCACTTCGAGAACACGAGCACGTTGTCCACAGTCAAAAGAAACGCTCCGGGCTGCTGTTCTCGATGCCGGCGAACTCGCTCCAGGAGCAGCGGGAGGAAAGGCGACTGACGCTGGAGGATCGTTGTATGGCTGCTGCGGATCTTGTCGGCAGTCACCCCGGCTCTTCGGTGGTGTGGTGTCACCTAAATGACGAGGCCGACATGCTTGAGCGGTCTATATCGGACTGCCGGCAGGTTAGCGGATCGCAGTCGGAGGAAGAGAAGGAGGAGCTGCTGTTGGCGTTCCAGAGGGGGCAACTTAAGAGGCTGGTCACGAAGCCTAAGATTGGATGCTTTGGATTGAACTGGCAGCACTGCCACAACGTCGTCACGTTTGCTTCTCACTCGTGGGAGCAGTATTACCAGGCCGTGCGGCGTTGCTGGCGTTTTGGGCAGACGAATCCCGTGGACGTTCACGTTGTCGCTACCGAGGGCGAAGTCGGGGTACTGGCGAATCTCCGGAGAAAAGCAGGGGCCGCGGAGAAGATGTTTGAGGCTCTCGTTAGTCACATGAACGATGCGATGTCCGTGGATCACAAGAGGACTTTTACACAAACGGAACAGGTGCCAGAATGGCTTGCACGGAACAAGTAGTCACGAACGATTACGCGATCTACAACGGAGACTGCTGTGAGGTGCTTCAGAGCATCCCCAACGACAGCGTCCATCTGTCTCTATATTCTCCGCCGTTCGCGGCGGACGGGGCTGGATGCCTTTACCACTACTCGTCAAGTGACCGCGACTTGTCGAACTGCCGGAGCCATCAGGAGTTTTTCGATCACTACGCTTTCGTGGTGGGTGAGATTCACCGGGTGACGATGCCGGGCCGGCTGACGGCGGTGCATTGCATGGACATCCCGCGGAAGTCTTCGCCAGGCGGGCTGGTGGATTTTCCCGGCGAGATCATTCGCCTTCACGAATCGCTCGGCTGGCGTTTCTGGTGCCGTCACTTTGTGTGGAAGGAGCCGCTGGCCGTTCGGCTGCGAACGATGGCAAAGGGGCTGGCGCACAAGCAAGTGGTTACTGACGCTAGCCTCTGCGATGTGGCGTCGGCTGACTGCATGCTCCTCTTCCGAAAGGACGGAGAAAATCCGGTTCCCGTGGCCAATCCTAACGGACTCCTCGAATACGCCGGCGAGCGACAGGTTCCCGATGAGCTGCTGCCTTTCCGCGGCCACAAGGGCAAGCAAATTGAGAACCGTTACTCTCACTGGGTGTGGAGACAGTACGCCTCTTCGTTTTGGGATGACATTCGGATCGGTCGGACACTGCCCTACAAGGAAGCTCGCGAGGAACAAGACGAACGGCACATGCACCCGCTTCAGCTCGACGTTATTGAGCGTGTTGTGCAACTCCGCAGCCTTCCGGGCGAGACGGTGCTCACGCCTTTCATGGGTGTCGGCAGTGAGGCGTACGGGGCTGTTCTCAACGGACGAAAGGCGATTGGCGTGGAGTTGAAGCCGGCTTATTACCGTCAAGCGGTTCGGAATCTCGCGGAGGCTGCACTCGGCAAGAAGGTTGAGACGACCCTTTTTGATCCGGTTGTGTCATGAAGTTTTGCGGAGAATTGGGATGGATCGACAGCAACCTTAGGGGGAGATCAAGGATGGGCGGAATGACACTTCCAGACATTGAGCAGACCTGCATCCGTTGCGGAGCGAAGCAGCCGCCGGGGAGGTTCGCAATCAACCGTCGCCGAAGGGACGGCCGGAACCGCGTCTGCAAAACGTGCATGGCCGAGGCGAGCGCGGCGCGCGAGGCGGACATCCGAGCCGTGCCTGTCGACGAGCGGGTAACGATCCGCGGGTTTCCTGTCTTCTCCAATGGCGACCTGACAATCGAGACGATCGTTGCCCGGCGCGACGAGCACATCATCCTGCTGGGCGCCGCGTGCCAGCGGTGGCGGGAGGTCGAGGACCAGGAGGACCGAGACGCGGCGCGCGAAGCCCTCGTCTACCGGGCCCGCCAACTCTTGGAAGCGGAGAGGAGGGCGAAGTCATGCAGCGAAGCATGAACCAGGGATTCTTGCCGTTCCTCGATCCGCGGCTCCCGGTTCCGGCGCCGGCAGCCAGGGCGACCGATCCGCCGACGAGCCACAAGGCTGCGGAGGCGGCGAAGGCTTTTGCCCCGAGTCAGAAGGATCAGATCCTCGAGGCGCTGCGGCTGGGCCCGGCAGGGAAGACTGAGCTTTCCCGGCGGACGGGCATCAACGACGTGGCCGTGGCACGGCGGTGCTCGGAGTTGGTGCGGGAACGCAAGGTGCTGATTCTGTCCGAGGACGGCGTGAGTGCTGCCGGCAACTGCGAACGCGTTTACGGGCTCCCGTGGCAGGCGATGCGGGGGGCGACATGACCTACTGGCTGGCGTGGCGCAACACGAAGCAGCGGGCTCAGGACGAACGGTTTGAGGACATGCGGCAGCAGATTGCCCAGGCGGCGACAGTCGACGAGGTGGAGATGGTGGTGGTGACGGTCCCCGGGCTGCGGCTGGCCAAGCGGATCAGTCCAACGCACGTGCGGGAACTTCTGTTTGAGGCGGGGAAGCGGGTTGAGGCGATTCGCGGCTGCTGAGCGGCGGCGTGACGGTTGATCGAACCACGGACGGAAGGGGAGCGAGCGGATGGCCAAGAGCCCTGGATTCTGGTTTTTCACCGGCGACTGGATGAAGGATCCAGAGCTGAGATTTTGCTCGATTTTTGCTAGGGGTTTGCTTGCGGACTTGCTGTGCATTTTGTTCGAGGCGAAGGAGAGGGGATACGCCTCCAACCCTGACGGAACGGCCCGGAGCGACCGGGAGATCGTCGACGCCATTAGCGGGGGCAGCCGGGAGGAGAAGCTGGCCGGGCTGGCCGAGCTTGAACGAAGTGGGGCTCTTTCTCGCGATGAAAGAGGGGTTTTGTTCAGCCGGCGGCTTTCGAGGCTTGGCGAATTGAGCAAAACGAGAAGCAAAGCGGGTAGCAAAGGCGGTAGCAAAAGGCAAGCAAACACTAAGCAAAACGACAAGCAAACGCCAAGCAAAACGGAAGCAAACGTCAACCAAAACGACAAGCAAAACAGGGGGGTTTCTGATTCGGTTTCTGTTTCGGTTACTGATACGGGACACGCTCCCTTCGGTCGCGTGTCTTCCGCCGCGACAACCGCACGCGACGGGGGCGAGGACATCCAGGGAATCTGGGAAACCTTCCGCCAAGCGTGGAACGCGACCCCGAACACAAAGCCGTGGAACGCCCTGGGTTGCCCGACTGACGCCTTCGAGGTGGTCACCGACCTGTCGTTTGCCCGGGACTACCCAGCGGCGCTCGAGCGACTGGGAGCCTCGAAGTTCTTCGCCGACCCGGCCGCGCTGACGTGGTTCCTCCGCAACTGGCACCGCGTGCTGGCGGGGGAGTTTGACGGCCGGGCTGAGCGCGGCGGCAAGCCCAAGCGGAAGATCATTTCGTTTGACGAGGAGCTGGCGACATGAACCGCGGAGAGTTCAACACCTGGGTGAGGCGGCATCAGGCCCTTTTCCCGAACCTTTCGACGTGGTTCGAGCAGCAGCCGGACGCCCGAGTGATTCACGACGCCTGGGCGAAGGCGCTGGAGCATTGCACGGCGATCCACGCGG